GTTTTCTTTCGAAGATTGCGAGAGAGACCGCTACTTGACGCGACTTAAATGGACATGTCGAAACAAAATTGGATTTTAATTTACTATCAGAAAATCAAAGACGGATCCATTGTGGTTGGCAAGTGGATAACGCTTTTGATGGCCTATATCGTCACAGGATTAGAAAACAAGCTATTTTTCTACGACAACAAGAAGGCCAATAAGGCGATTGATTGGATAGAATCGCACTGCTTCCACACGGAAGGCCCGCTCGCTCCCGGTCCGCTGAAGTTGGAACTGTGGGAAAAGGCTTTTATCGCATGCATCTTTGGAATTGTTGACGGAAACGGGTTAAGGCAGTTTCGCGAGGCTTTGCTAGTTGTCGCACGAAAAAATGGTAAGTCATTACTTGCGGCGGCAATAGAAAAATACATTTGGCAGGTAGACGGCGGTTTCGGCGCGAAAGTTTACAACGTGGCTCCAAAGCTTGACCAGGCTAATATCATTTACTCCAATGTTTGGATGATGACTACTCTGGATCCAGAGTATCAAGCACTTAAATTGGCATTGTCCGAACGCGACGCACACAACAAGAAGGTAAAAGATGATTCGGAACTGCCAAGACTCAGGCAGTCGGATTTGTATATTCCATCCTCTAATGCGACCGTAAAGAAGGTTGCGTTTAACTATAAATCAAGCGATGGTTATAACCCTTCTGCCGTCACGGCTGACGAGATAGCGGCGTGGAGGGGTGATGCGGGTCTTAAGACATACGAAGTATTCAAGTCTGGCATGGGTGCTAGGTTGGAACCGCTTTTACTATCGTGTACCACTTCCGGATATGAGAATGACGGAATCTTTGACGAGCTGATTAAAAGGTCAACTCGTTTTTTGTTGGGCGAGAGTAAGGAAAAACGCCTGCTTCCATTCTTGTTTATGATTGATGACATCGAGAAATGGAACTGCATCGACGAGCTTCAGAAGAGCAATCCGAATTTGGGCGTATCTGTATCTGTGGACTACCTTCTTGAAGAGATAGCGGTCGCAGAGGGGTCGCTTAGTAAAAAATCCGAGTTCATCGTCAAATACTGCAACCTGAAGCAGAACAGCTCTCTCGCATGGCTCCCCGCGCAGGTGGTCGAGCGGGCGTGCGGTGATCATCTGGATCTTAAGGATTTTGAAGGCTGCTATTGCGTGGGCGGCATCGACTTGTCACAGACGAGAGACTTGACGGCATGCACGGCAGTGATTGAGCGGAATGGCCAACTGTACGTGTTCGCTCATTTCTTCCTGCCTGCCGAGCGGATTGACGAGGCAACACAACGCGATGGTCTGCCATATGGCGCATATGTCCAGAGGGGCATACTCACATTATCGGGTGATAACTTCGTGGACTACCACGATTGTTATAGATGGTTTACGGACCTTGTTGAGAAATACAAGATTCTGCCGTTGAAGGTCGGGTATGACCGCTATTCGGCGCAGTACCTTGTGCAGGACATGAACACATACGGGTTCCACATGGATGATGTCTATCAGGGCGAAAATCTGTACGGAATCATGATGGAGACGCAGGGGCTTCTAGAAGACGGCAAGATTCACATAGGGGACAACGACCTGTTGAAAGTGCATTTGTTAAACAGTGCTATCAAAATGTCCACCGAGCGAGGGCGCGGGAAGTTAGTAAAACTCTCGCCGTCCGTCCATATTGATGGTACTGCGGCACTTCTGGACGCGATGACCGTACGGCAGAAATGGTGGAGCGAGGTGGGTACTCAGTTGAGGAATTAAAGAGATGGGATTATTTGATTTTTTATTTAAGAACAGACCGAAACCCAGAGCAGGCGCATATAGCGGTGACTTCAAATTGCTTACGGGATATTCCCCGAACTTCACGCGCTTCGACGGCGGGGTGTATGAATCCGAACTGATCCGTGCGGCTATTGGCGCGAGGGCTACCCACATAAGCAAGCTGAAGATTGAGACACAAGGCTCTGCCAGACGCGCATTGCAGGCAAAGCTGAAGCATGGCCCGAACCAATTTCAAACATGGAGTCAGTTCTTGTACCGCTTGAGTACCATGCTCGACGTCCACAACACCGCTTTCATTGTGCCGATTTGGGACGAGTACGGCGAGCCTAGCGGGATCTACGCGCCGCTCCCCGACCGTGTAAAGATTGTCCAGTACAATAACGTTCCATATCTGCAATACGAATTTGCATGGGGTGACAAGGCAGCGGTTGAACTGGAATACTGCGGGATCATGAACAAGTACCAGTACGCTTCTGACTTCTTCGGAGAGTCCAACCAAGCACTGTTCCCCACCATGGAACTCATCCACATTCAGAACCAAGGTATTGGAGAGGGTGTTAAATCGGCGGCGACATATCGTTTTATGGCGCAGCTTGCCAACTTCTCCAATGCGGAAGACCTGGCTAAAGAGCGCAAGCGTTTTACGGCAGAGAACTTTGCCAGAGATGCAGAAGGCGGTGGCTTGTTACTCTTCCCGAACACCTACAAGGACATCAAGCAGATAGAGGTTAAGCCGTGGGTTGTGGATGCCGACCAAATGAAGGTCATTAAGGACAACGTCTTTGAGTATTTCGGCGTCAACGAAGAGGTGCTGACAAATAAGGCGATCGGTGATGCATGGAGCGCATTTTACGAAGGCGCGATTGAGCCATTCGCCATTCAGTTCTCGGAAGTCATGACCAAGATGTTGTTCACATTTCGGGAACAGTCACAGGGCAATAAGGTGACTGCCACCGCCAACAGGATCCAGTACATGTCAAACAAAGACAAACTAGAAGTTAGCAACGGATGGGCGGACAGAGGCATGGCGACCATTGACGAGCTGAGAGAAATATGGAACAAGCCGCCACTGCCAGATGGTAAGGGCGAGGCAATACCGATTCGCGGCGAATACTATGATTTGCGGAATGGTGACCGCATACAGAGCATGACCGTCACGGAGGACGACACAGATGAGCAAGGAAATCAGAGCGTTTAACTTTGAAGTCCGCGCCGAACAGAATGAAGAGCATGGGCACTTCTTAACAGGACAGCCCATCGTATACAACGAGCGGACGAATTTAAATTGGTATGACGAGATAATCGACAATGACGCACTAGCGGAGACAGACCTCCGTGATGTGCGTTTTTTAATTAACCACAACACCGACATGATCCCACTGGCACGGTCGAGGAACAATAACGCCAATTCGACCATGCAGATGGAAGTTATTCCAAGCGTGGGCATGACTATCCGCGTTGACCTCGATGTGGAGAACAATGCGGATGCGAGAAGCCTGTATTCGGCAGTGAGCAGAGGAGATATTTCCGGAATGTCATTTATGTTCACGGTCGATTCAGATACATGGGAAGACCTAGAGAGCAACCACCCTACAAGACATATACGGAGCATTTCCAAAGTCTTCGAGGTGAGTGCCGCGACCTTCCCGGCATATGAAGCGACATCAATTCAAGCGAGAGGCATTGCCGATGCACTGGAGAGTGCGAAGGCATCACTGGAGAGTGCCAAAGCCGAACAACGCGAGATTGAGCGCAAGAAACAGAAACTCAGAATTCTTATGGAGGTCTAAACATGGAATTCAAAGATATGACCGTCGAAGAGCTTGAGGCAAGACGCCTTGCTATCGGAGACGAAGTCGAGAAAGACGGCGCGGACCTCGATGCGCTTGAAGCAGAAATCAAGGGCATTAAGGCAGAGCTTGAAGCTCGAAAAGAAAATGCCGCCAAGAAGGCGGAAATCAGAGATGCAGTAGCAAAAGGCGCGGGCGAAGTAATCGAAGAGATCCCGCAGGTATCCACTACGGAGGAAAGAAAAATGTTCAAAGTTGATTCTATCGAATACAGAGATGCATGGACAAAGAAGATTATCGGCAGAGAGCTGAATGAAGAGGAAAGAGCTGCTCTCGGCGCAGCGGGTGCAGTGATCCCCACAATGACCGTTAACGCAGTATGGGACAAACTCACCGGCCCCGCCGACCTGCTCGGCAAGGTTGATGTATCTCAATTCCCTACTTATGTCAGATTCCCGAAGGCGACCACAAAGAACGCCGCCACCGGACAGGCAGTCGGCACAACCATCACAGAGTCCAGCGACGTGATCGGATATGTTGACCTGATCCCGAACGAATATGTGAAGCTTCTCACAGTCGGCGCAGACATCGATCACATGGCAGTTTCCGCAGTTCATGACTGGATCGTTAACAATCTCGTTGAGTCCATCCGCGCAGAGATCAACAAAGACATCGTAGTCGGCACCGGCACAAACGAACTCAAGGGCATTCTTGCAAGCGTGACCGCTGATTCCACAGCTATTCCCGCAACTGTTACTAAAGCTTCCCTGCTCAAGATCATGGGTGCTCTTGGTTCCAACTATCAGGGTGGTGCAGTCTGGATCATGACCCCTGCTATGTTCTATGAGAACGTTATGACTCTGACTCAGCTGAACGACTACATCATCAATGACGGTTTCAACTTCAAGCTGTTCGGTCACGATGTTGTTCTCATGAGCGAGCTTCTGGTCTCCACAAAAGAGACTATCCTTTATGGAGATCCCAAGGCTTACAAGCTGAACGTATTTAAGGCTCTGGAAGTCAAGCCTTTCGAGACTGCGACCACAACAAACATCCAGTTCCGTGGCGCAACAATGGCAGACGGCGAGCTGATCGATGCGGCTGCTTTCGTAAGATTCGCACAGGCATAATTTGACAGGTAGCGTGGGCGGGGCAATTCCTGCCCACTGATTCCATACGGAGGTAGCTATGGTTGACCAGGCTCTTATCTATTCCGCAAAAATGGCGGCAAGAATAACGACGGATTACTACGACGTAGAGGTCGAACGCCTGCTTAATGCGGCTATGTTGGACATGGGCGTGGCGGGCGTAGTTATCCCGGCAGAAGTTGACGATCTTGTCCAACAGGCGGCTATCACATATTTCCTTATGCACTTCGGACAGCCCGATAACTACGACAGGCTGAAGAGGTCATACGACGAGCAGAAAGCACAGTTAGGCACTAAGACGGGGTACACAACATGGACAGAAGCGACATCATCGAACTGATTCCGACTACTACTGCGCTCGATGAGTACGGAGTGAAGCGGACGGTTGAAGGCGAGCCGCGCGTTGTGATGTGCCAAGTCAGAGGAATCACACGGAATGAATTCTTCGAGGCAGGGCGCAATGGTCTCAATCCGGAATTCCAGTTTGATGTGTTTTCTGGGGACTACGAAGGCGAAAGGCTTGTCAGATATAAGGAT